TGACGGATTTAGGCGAGTGATCTAACACTTCCATCCCAAACCACCTTTCAACTGGCATATCACTTGAAAACGATAAATTTACCGTTCTTGCTTCTTCGTCAATTGCACTACGATCAAAATTAAATGAACGAGATAAATTACCCGTTTTGATTTGTTTCATTACTTAATACCTCACTAATGGTAATTGTTAAATTTAAGCCTTTGGATTTAGCCAATTCTTGCTCGTATGCAAGTTGGTCATATACATCCTCAATATCGCCGCCCTGCTCGGCCACAACCTCACTGGCTGTTTTAATGCCGGCATTGATAGCCTCAACACTGGCTTTAATATCTTTAAGCGGGTCAACCCACTGCCATGCTTTTGGCTGCCAGCGCACCTCAGTTAATTTGTCAAAATTAACCATGTCCAAACCTAACGAGCCGTTTAATAATTGCATGCTTAACCACTGCTCATAAATACGGGTCATAAAATGTTGTGTCATCCAGTTTTGTTTAACACGCCACTGGTCGCGTTCCTCTAATGTGCCTGAACGTATTGAGGAAAAACTAACGCCCTCTAAATCATTACCTAAACTGTTATAAGCCACGCCCAAACCACTAGCAATACCACGCAAAATGGCCTTATTAAAATCTTTAAATGCTGATGTTGGATGGGTAGGATCAAATGCCTCGGCTTTCATACCGGCTGGTAATTGGTGGCCAATGCCAGGCTCAATATCCATTAATAGTGAGCCATCGTCAGCCTCATCACCAATAAAGCTATCACCGGCCTCTGAGGTGTAAAAAATCATGGAACTAGCGCCAACTCTGGCCGCCACGAGTTCTGCTTCTTCGTACGCGCCCAACATTTGCAAGCGTGTCATGGCACTGGCCAACCATGTTGCGCCCCTTATTTGCTCGGGGCGTTCACCCATAAAAGCGTGAATAATATTATCAGCCTCAACACGTTCAGCCCTTGCAGCAGCGGTGGCCACATTCTCAGGGTTGATCAATAAGTGGTAGGCCAATGGCTTGCCGGTAATATCAAACTCAATACCCATGCGAATGACTACACCATTGCCTAAATCTTTATTTAGGTTTTCATCAAGGCGGTTAATATCTAAAAATTGCAGCTTAAAACCAAACTTAGAATCATCGTGAATAATGCGACAAAGTGCCTCGCCATCTCTAGCAACACTCTCAATAAATAAGCGCTGCATTTCAACAAATGAAAGGCGGCCATCCCACGCGCAATTTTTAGGTTTTGACCATTGCAGCCATGCTTGCTCAACTATGCGGTTTGATTTTTGGTCTAACTTGCCGCGGTTAGTTTTGCTTTTAACTTGGAGTAAAATACCTTTAGCCCCGACCACATTGCTGACAACCATTTGTAAATATTTTTTCGCATAATCATTATTAATACTTAAATCCCTCGCCCGCGCTCTAAGTACCTTGCCCCCTGATTGTAAATCCTTATTAATGTTTTGTTGTGTGGTTGTCCAACTGTTAGTTAAACGGTCTATTTTTGCAGCCGCATAAGAACGTCGCATTGGTTGCTGTCTTTTTGCTTTGTGTTTTTTAAAAAAATTAAAATCCATAATTAAAACCTAACCTTTACAATGCCGCCATGACCTAGGCCATTGCGAATACGCTCTGCCCTTTGCTCGCGTAAATACTCACCCCGATATTTGTCACGTAATAAAATTAAATCAGCAATTGGGGTGCGGCCTAGTGAACGTCCACTTATTGAGTAATTATCTTGATCTTTGGTGCTGCGTTTTTCTAAAACAGCCTCAATGTTATCAAGTACTTTTTTAACGTGGCCGCGTGGGTCAGTGGTTGCAGCATCACGGTTGGCCAACACTTCCCAAGTGCCGTGATCAACGGTTATACGCTCACTGTCTGACGAGCGCACAATGTAGGCTTGCCAATGGTAAACGCCTGCTGTGTATGCGGTGGTGGTTGCTGCTGCCACCTCAACAATATAATCGCTGCCTGACTCTCCGGCCGCTATGGTTATCTCAGTTGTGCCGCCATTTTCTAGGCGTGCTGAGTATTGAAGTGCGTATGTTGCGGGTGCATAATCTGTGCCAAGATCGGTGCGTTTCCACGCGAGGCGATCACCGGCAATAAACTTGGCTGGCTCTGTTTCAGCATAGTTTGCCGAATCAAACATATTTGCCATAAAACCCCTATATCTAGTATTTGTTGTGTGCAAAAAGCACTATATCTAGTATTTAGGTTAGTAACTTTTTTTGAAATGTCAACCTTTATTTACCAACGCGAGGCAAAACCAGCGTTAGGCTTTTTCCTGCGGGCAATTGGTTGATAGTTTTGCTGTGGTTTTTTAGGTTTGTTTTCAATTATTTGCTTAATATTTTCAGTTTTATCAGCAAATAAATCCTTGGTTAGTGGTTGCACGGTGTCCTCTAAAGTTTGCCAATCGCGTTGACTAAACTTGTTCATGCCCAAATGGTAGCCAGCAGCCAAACTGTAAACACTACAATCCAGCACCTCATTACGCACATGCGATGGCTTAACCCACTCTTTACGTGGAAAACCTTTGTGGTATCTAGTAATTAATTTTTCTGATGATATTTGCTCATAAAACTCATCAGGTAACTCATTGGAAAAGTGCATTGCGCCTGCGCCGGTCTTAATATTAAACTTGCCATAAATAACCTCTTTGGCTGTATCTGTACCCACCGGCCATAATAAACGTAACATCAACGCTAGATGGTTTTGATATGACTGGCTTATTGCGGGTGGATGAGCCTTTAATGGCAATGATGTGGCGGTAACGCCTAGTGCGGCAAAAGTCATAAACGCGTTGTGTGTGATGGCCACCCGTATCAATGGCGGTGGCACTAATTTTGATACCCTCGCCACTCTCATGCTGTAACTCTTTTTGTAAATACTCATCTAACTCATCCCACAATTTAGGGCTTGAGGGATCACCAAAAAACACATGGTAATCAATTGCCCACTGCTGGCCGTCTTTACCGTATGCCCACAACACAACCTCAAGGCGGTTGTCTTGGGTGTCAACACCAGCGGTAACTAATAAGCCGCCCAGTGGCACGGTGCGTAGTGGGTAGGCCTCGGCCTTTTTCTGTAAATCTTCTTGTGACACTGAATTTGCTTCATCATCCCACACTTGGCCTAATGTTGTATTTATGAACGTCTTTAACAGATGGGGATCACGCTGTGCATCTAGCCACTTTATTACTAGATTTTCCCACGACTCCCACGGTGAATAAAGGCTAGATATGTGGTAACTTCTGCGCGTATCTCGATAATTATTATCAGGCTTGGTGGCTACCCACGCACCTTGTTGCAACATCGCCAGTTTATCGCTTTCATTAATAACCCCTGCACAATGGCTACAAGCATAAAAAGCGGTTTCAGGGCGGTGTACTTTATTCTCGTCTTTATCCCATTTAATATTTGACCAAACCAACTCTTGCATGGTGTCACAATGCGGGCAGGCCACATGGTATTTACGTTGATCGCCTTTTAAAAACTCACGCTCAACCGCTGAAACATCCTTGACTGTTGGTGTTGACCCCATTAACACCTTACGCCGTGCAAAGGTCTTTGTCCTATTAATGGCCAACTCTATCGGTGAACCCTCACCCTCTAAATCATAAGGGTATGAATCTATCTCGTCCATGAGTAAAAACCTTACTGGCACTGAACGTAGATCAGCGGCCGAATTAGCACCAGCGATAAACAACACGCCGCCATCAAAAGCCTTTGATAAGGTTGTATTGTTAGAATCTCGCGCGCGTGGATCAGCAACCAAACCTTTTAAAACTGGCATATCTTTAATCATAGTGGCGAGGCGTTGTTTGGAATATCGTTTGGCTAAGTTCTGAGTGGGTTGAATCATCATTACTGGTGCGGGTGTGCGGTGGATAATGTAGCCAAGCATATTTGTCAATGCTTCGGTAAATCCTAATTGTGCGCCTTTCATAATGGTTACAAACTCGCAACGGCTTGACGGGCTAAACGCATCCATAATCTCACGCAAATATGGGGTGCGGTTGGTACGCCACTTGCCCGGCTCTGCGGCATAAGTTTGATTGAGTAAGCGGTGTTCGTCAGCCCACTCACTCATTGGCTCGCATGGGTCGGGTTTTAATCCGGCGGTAATTGCCTTAAAGACTAATTGCCCACCATCAACATTAACTTTCGGTGTCTGCTTGTCGCTCATCTTCCACTTTTTCAGGCACTAACCCCGCCCAACTCTTATCCATATCATCCAAAATTTGATTTAACTCACCCTCTGATTTCAATTGTTGCACGCGGCGATCCGTGAGCATTAAAAACTCTGATATT